AATCGCTGCCAAGACCGTGACCTACGATTTCGAACGTCTGATGGACGGCGCTAAACTGCTGAAATGTTCAGAGTTTGGCGATGCGATCATCAAAAACATGTAATCCCATGTTATAGATGATTGTCGAGACGGGGGCCTGATGGCCCCCGTTTTTGTTGTGCTGAAAAGGCTTTCCCCAAATCATCCCCAAAACCCCTCCCCAAAACCGCCCAAAAAATGACCTGATTAGATGGCTATTTCTATCCAATCCTTGCCTCGATCATCGTTATATTTGTCGGTCATCTTTTGCGTTTTGTGGCCTAAGAGTTGTTGCGTATCGATACCCTGAGATCGGTAAATACGTTCCGATAAAGAGCGCTGTTCGTGGAATGTCGGCGCGGTTCCTTCCTCCCATTCAATACCGCATTTATTTCGGGCTTTCTTGAACGTCGTTGTAATGGAGTTAGCCGGTACGCGATTTCCACGCACCGCCATAGAGGTGGAATGCCTGAAGTGAACTAAATATTTACTCAGCACGGCATCACGGCATAGCGTAATAACATCCCTGAGCGACATTTGTATTTCATCACAAGTGAGTTCCAGAGGAATGGCTAATCGCGTCCCTGTTTTTTCCTGAGTGACATGTAGCTTTTCGTCCCAAATATCAGAAAACTGCATTTTTGATATATCACCAATTCTCTGACCGGTTACGATTGCTAAAAGCATCGCACATTTCAAATATGGAGGATGATTATCCGCCGATGCATATATAGCTCTCCATTCGTCTAAAGACAGGCGCTGCCTTTTAACACGGTTACGAGGCTGCCTTGTCGCCTGGCCGGGGTTATAACCTGGCGGTACATGCCCTGCATGTTGCGCCTCTTTGAAGATATCAATCATCACCATCCTGACAACCTGTGCCATACGGTTATGACCTTCTGCTTTTACCGCATCCACGATTTCTGCGACTTCCAGCGCTGTGACATCCTTCAGATACATCATTCCGCAATGCTGCCGTAAGAGCTCGACGGGTTTGTTCTTCTGTTTAACCGAGTTTATTTTAATTTCTCCGGCATTCAGCCGGTCTTGCTGAACTGACAGATAACGATCTAACCAGGTGGTTACCGAAATGAATTCACGCGAATCACGCATTTTGGCAATTTTTTCATTAACACTAAGTATCTGACGTGTGCGCTGTTCAGCAATTATATTGTTGGCCTCAGTTGCAATTTGTTTAGCTTCATCTGCATCTGTACCGAGGCTATGAAATTTTCCGGTCAATGGGTGCTTATATTGCCAGTAAACCCGATTGGTACGCTTATCCAACTTTGCATACAGATTGGGTATCGTGATGTTATGTGTTCGGGGTCTTGAAGCCATCTTCGATTATACTCCTGAGCTTTGGATGTGCTTTTTCAGATAGTTTGGGTTGGGCTAAAACTCCGGCGAAGCGGGCCTCACGATCGATCATCCACTTTCTTCCCACTTTTACTGCTGGTGGTGCCATCATTTTGCATTTGGCATAACGATGCAGGGTGGCAATACCCGGAGCCATATCACCAAATTCATCTTTAGCCCAATCTTCTAAGCTAACCATTCTGGACATAATCTCTCCCAATCTGCTGCAACAGAGAATCACTGTGACCGGTCACACTCATAATTTCAGGTCATGCCAGCCGAACGTCTGCCAGCACTCCGAGTCACCGATCTGATAGAAGTAACACCCGGCACTATCGCCGGGTAGTTTGTCGCCGCACTTACCACAGCTACGCGATTTGAGTTCTTCCAGTTGTCGCTGCAGCTCTGCATTATCACGACGAATGAGAAGAGTTAAGTATTCGTTCATCTCATGCGGCTCACGGAAAGGACGGCGTGCTGCACAGTTTTGAACCAGCATTTCGACTTCCTGCGCATCAAGCACAAGCTCAAATCTTTGTTCACCAGATTCAGCCTGCCGTGCTCGTTGAGCGGCTTTGCGTTCTGCTGGGGATTTACCCATGATCGCCACCGTGCCTGAAGCCGATAGCTTCCGGGTCTTTGTACGTTGTACTCACGCCGTGATGAATTCTGGCATTCTTCCCTTCGCTATAACCCAGCGCCGCCGCCTGTTGGTGGCCATTACATTGCTTAGCCTCGCGTGTTTTAGCTGCTGTCACGCCATCAGACTCCATTTTTTCTGAGTAAGCCTGCATCTGCTGACTCTGTTCATCTGAAATAACCAATGCGTTAATTGCGTGATACGCACCGCCAGCCCAGCCTTCGCAGAATCTATCAGCAAGCGTGATAGGGTTTTTATGTCGCCACGATTCTTTCGCTATAAATTTCTTTCTTGCTGCTTTCAATTGGCGAGTTAAAACATCAAAGGCGTACGCTGCAACGACGTCACGGCCATCTTGGCCGTAGAAACTGACAACCCGCATGAGGGCGTAGCTGGCTGTCCTGCGCCAAGAGAAGACACATTTCACAGCGAAGGCTTTCTCAATGGTGGAAGCCAAGTGCGACATGTATAGCGGCATTTTCTTCGCATCACTTGGTGCGCCTTTGCTTGAGCTGGAACTGATCTCCGAGAAAGTCACTTCCGTATCACTAATACCGTGCTCACGCATGAAAGCCTGAGCTTTAGCAATGGCGCTGGCCGCTTCTTCCGGGCTGCTGGTGTTGTTGGCGAGGCGCATCAGTTTCTGGATTTTCGCCATGTATTTTTTACGGGCGTTTTCATCTCGCATGGCCAACCCCTTTCAGCTCAACAAATCGCTTGATAAAGAGACTGCGTGCATGTGCTGGCGTCATTGGATTAATCAGGAAATCAGCGGTTGGAATACCCTCTAAAATCGGCCAGACAGTGCCATCATTTAGGCCGAAATCACGGCGTTCTGTTCCGAGCATAATCAGATCTGCCCTCTTAACCGGCGAAGACATGGATGAAGGTAAATTGAACTTATCGCGGATTACTGTTTCAATTTTCGACTCAACCGCCTGGTAGTCTGGCAGCAGGGCTTTAAGTGGCGAGTTGATGTCATTGCAATAAGCTTCAGCTGCGTCGTGCAGTAGCGCCTCCAGAGCATGTTCAACCGGAACAAGGTAGCTGCAGTGGATTGAGTGCTCAGCTACGCTATAGAACTCAGGAAGATGGCCAGTAAAACGACAGATATTCGACAGAGCTCCTGCGATATCTTCAATGCAGATGCTTTCTGGCGTTACATCTCTGAAGTTAAAGTGCTTGCCTGTTAGGGTGATAATCCAGCTCATGGCTGTACCTCCCCGGTGGATGTGACTGAAAACTCGATCTCAGGCAGCAGCGCATAATCGCAAACGGTCTCTATTGCCGGGTCACAGCTATCATCTTCAGTGCGAGGTCGCTCACCAACTTTGGTGGAAGATTGCAGTACGATGCCCCAGCAAATGCTATCGACCTCTTCACTCCATCCATCACAAGCTTCGCCGCGATAGTCATCAATTGCAGCCTCTGCCGCCTCGATAGCCTCTTCAGTAGTTTTATACTGCTCGAACCCATGCTCAGAGCCATAGCTGAAGAAGCCAATACCTGACTTGAACGCCTGCAGCTTATTTATAAGCTCGTTACGCTCTTTCATTAGGGCAACATAATCAGCCATGCTAACGAACGTTCCGTTATCTGACGGTCGCATGTATGCCATTTCATGATTCATGTGCATCAGGTAATCAGGCGAGTAACGCTGAACGTTCACAGAAGATGAAAGGACGAGCAGGGCATTAAACACATCGATACGCCCGGCAGCTGTACGGAGCAGGGCGCTGATATCTGGGAAGGACACTTTAAGCTCTTCCGCTTTGCCATACGCCTCTTTAACGAGTTCAGCGATTGGCATATCGAGTAATGCTGTGTTTTTGCTTGTCATGTAATTAGCCTCCCGGCCAGATTCAGGATGCACGAACCCCTTGCCGTGATGGCAATAATTCAGCAAACCGAATTTATTAATTAATTGGCTGGTGAGCGCTGCAACGCACCACGACAGCCTGTGAGTCTCCCGAAGATTGTGTGGACAGGAGTTGAACCTGCATCAGGGGGATTAGACCTGACCATCACCGGATGCAACACAATGAAAAAGGCGCTTACTCCACGTCTCTAAAGCGTTCGAAAACACCCGTTTTGCAAACGCCCTTATCGTTGTGTTGGCGCGTCATACTGGATTCGAACCAGTGACCTACGGCTTAGAAGGCCGGTGCTCTATCCAGCTGAGCTAATAACGCTTAAAAAGGGCGGTTAACAGGGCTGTAAACTATCTACCCTGGGTGGCAATACCCTGCCAACCGCCAAGACTACACACAGCATTCGTACACTTTACCTCAGAAGGCGTCGTACACCTTTAAGTTGTAATTTAGTTGTGATTCGAGATGCTGTCAACAACTTTATGTGGTTTGATCGAAAGTGTAAATCCGTGTATCGATATGCTACTTACAATAAGAGGTAGCTAAAATGGAAGATAAGCTGTTTGCTGTTAACTACGCACGCAATAGAGATAAGGCCATAGCAAACTTGATCAACATCATTGATGGTTTGTTAGCTGATGGGGAGCTTAATGATTCTGAAATTATTTATCTAGAAACCTGGCTTCTGGACTCGGAAATATTGCAAGGAAATAAAGTAGTATCTTTGCTGATAGATAGGTTAAGGGATGTTTTGGCGGATGGAAAAATATCTGCTGATGAAATATCAGATCTCAAAGAGTTCCTTCCTCTATTCCAAAGACAGTTAATGGACATGCCTAACGTTGACTTATATTCGACTGAGTCAGACATGCATCTATTGAGTGGGCTGTGTAAGGGACTAATTGCAGATAAATATCTATCTGAATCAGAAATACGTTATCTTGACTGGTGGATAACTCAGAATGCCGCATTAAAGAATGACTATCCTGGAAAGGAGCTTTATTCGCTTATTAAGGAAATCATGGCTGACAAAATCATCACTGCCGATGAAAGCGCGGCTCTCTATAATGCTCTGGTATTGTTTACCGGCTGCGATCTAGACTCTGGTGTTGTTGATGGCTTGGCAACGCGTCTCCCCGTAGATGAACTAACGGACCTCGAATTTCAGGGGGCGACCTTTTGCTTAACAGGCGTATTTGTTTCAGGTACTCGTGCAAAGGTTAGCGAGAAGATTGTCAGCGCTGGTGGTTCAGTTTTAGAAAATATAACAAAAAAAATGCAATACTTGGTGATAGGTACTGGTTCAAGCCGTGACTGGATGTTCTCCAGCCATGGTAGAAAAATAGAAAAAGCAATTAATTACCGAGATAACGAAAGAGTGCCATTAAAAATTATAGGAGAAGAAACACTTCTTGAATTTTTACCATCTACGAGATGACCAAAACACTCGCCCAATGACGTGAATTCTGGATTTTCTATCTTCTAAATTGAGTACCTCATCAGGGTACTCTTCTTTGTTGTAGCTTCTTAATATTAAGCCGCCATCAGATAAGTTTACGAGAATTTTAACTCGTAACAAAATTCCATCTCGGATTGCATAAAGATCACCATCTCGAACAGGTTGCGAATTTTTAATATCGACCGCAACTTTATCCCCATGAGTCAGCACAGGGAAAAGGCTGTTACCAGAAATTTTCACAATTCTAGCGTCGCATGCTGAAACGCCAGCTGCCCGCAGCTCCTCTCTTCTGAAGGGGTGAGTATTTGACTCTGATTCAACTATCTCAGCCTCTGAGCCATTTCCTGCAGATAGCTCTATGTCCAATACAGGTATCTCCGTGAAAATTTCCGGATCAGGGTGTGTGTCTTCCCAGTCTTTCACAACCAGCTCAGATGCCTCGCCATTTTGGTCTAGCTGGCCGAACTGCAACCAGTCAGCCTGAACCGAAAGGGCTTCAGCTATATCTCTGATTTTACGTGGCTGTAACGTAATTCCATTTTCGATTTTTGCAATAGATTGCTGAGACAAGCCGAGCCTCTCAGCCAGTTCATGCTGACTAAGCCCAGCTCGTTCTCTGGCTAATTTTGTCCGCTCTGCAAGTGTTGTCACAACCTTAACCTCCACATTTTTGGCGAGATTACAACTTTATGTTTTAACTTTCCAACACCTTAAAGTTGTGATAAAAGTTGTTGTGGTTGTATACTCACCACGAAACAACTTTCACAACTAAGGGTGTACCGATGACATCAGAACAACTTGCTCTCATGGAGGCGATAAAAATTGCCGGTGGGCAATCCCAACTTGCTAAAGCCCTTACAAAAAAAACGGGTTCTGTGGTCAAGCAGCAGCAGGTTTGGAATTGGCTGAACCGTGAGAAAAGAGCCCCGATAAAACAAGCCATTCGGATAGAGGAAGTAACTGGCATTCCGAAATCGCGTCTCCGGCCAGACTGTTTTGCTAACTGATTATATGCACCGAATTTTTTCTATTAACTACCAAAAGGAGAGTGAAATGGTGGATTTACAGCGACTGGTTATCCAGACCTGCAAGGCGAGCAGCTTCACGAACACGCAGATTGCGGATCAGTTGGGCATGACGTTCTCAGAGTTTAACAACCGGCTGCATATGAAGAACGGCACAAGATTTTTCGATATTCAGCACATGGAAATACTGCAGCGCGTCGTTGGCTATCCGTTCCTAGCTGACTACTTCGCCGGGCAGTTCGGAATGCTGGTGGTTAATAACCCGATGCCTGAACAGATGGACAACGTCGAATTATTCAGCATTCAAATGCATGCCGATGCAGCACGGGGAGTGGTGGCGCAGGCGAAGATTGATGCGGAGGAAGATGGGGTAATTGATCGCAATGAGCTTAAGCACATCAGCAAAAACGTTATGAATTCCGTGAAGTACACGCTGAAAGGTTTTTTGGCTTGGGCGGCGTTACATGGGGTACAGGCAGATGCGATGGAATTGCTGTCTTGCAGAAAAGTTGAGAGCCACCAGGTTGCAGCCCGTGGCTCTCGGTGCGAATGATCTTGGGAGAACATCACATGAACAGTTTACTCATAAACGCTGGCATTCCGCAATTACGTTGTGTTTTCGCTGGTGGCCGTTTCGTCTACGAAGAGAAGTTACCTTCTGCGGTAGCGGCTGACAACTACCAGCCTGAATGGGTTCAGGTAGATGTAGAGAACTACTGGAAGAATTTCAATGCGATAGGGGGGGGGGGTACACAGTGAACCCTGTCGATTTCATTCAAAAGCACATCATTGAGAAGCTGATTTCAGAGGGCTTTCCTGAAGATGTGGCCATAGCCAGCTCACGCGCTGGTGTCGATCACTACCACCGATGCAGCCAGGCATCGAAGAAAGGCGCGATGTTTGACGACTGCCTGTATCACGCCCGGCAGGATGCGACATACACCACACCAAAGAGCGAACGCCCGAAGCGTGGTCGTGCTTCAAAAAGCACATCTGGTGGCCTGCTATGACAAAGCTACAACGCAAGTATCGTGATCGGCGCGGTCGCATGGTCACTGTAGTTGAGTGGGATGCAGAGAAGCAGCAGGTCATTTATCTGCAGGTTGGATATGAGCATCGACTGATGCAGCCACTGGAATTGTTCCGCAAGAAATTCACGAGGGTCTTATGAGCAGCAAACTTCATGGTCTGGTGTGGGAAGGCTGCGGACCGTCAGGGATGATTTTGTCTCGGATCGCAGTACTGGCCCGACTGGCAGATTACAGCAATGACGAGGGCTATAGCTGGCCTGCAGTCGAGACGATCAGAGAGCAGGTCGGGGCAAAAAGTAAAACCACTGTCCGCGCCGCTATCAAAGAGCTGGCTGATGCTGGCTGGTTAGTCGTCAAAGAGCGCAAATCTGGCGGCCGCAATATTTCAAACGCCTATCAGCTCGATGTTGAGAAGCTCGAACAGGCAGCGGAGTCGGCCCGCAAGAATAAGCGCAGGGTATCAAAATCTGACCCATCAAATATTGACCCCTCAGATTCTGACCCCTCAAAAATTGATGGGTCAAATAACGTCGATTTAGGGGGGCAAATTTTGGTAGGGGAGGGGTCAACCGTTGACCCCGATCCGTTAATAGATCCAACAACTGATCCGTCAGATAAAAAACCTGTTGGTCGACCGGCTGCGCCAGCCGACGAGCAGCAGGCTGGTTCTCTGAAAATCGATTATCAGGATGTACTGGCTGCGTATCACGATATCCTGCCAGAAATGCCAAAGGTTATCGGCCTGACCGACAAACGCCGCACCCGGCTGAACGGCCTCTGGAAGAAATTTAATTTCAACCAGGAGCGCTGGATGTCCTACCTGCGTTTCATCGCGAAGAACTGCCGCTGGATGCTGGAAGACCGGCCGGATGCAAGCTCGGGCAAGACCTGGCGGAAGAAAAACTTCGATTACCTGATCACCGAAGATTGCTACATCGCCGTGAAAGAGGAGCGAGCTAACGACCTGCCGAAGGTGGCACAGGTAAATCACGCTGAACGCGATGAAGCATTCAGCCGCCTGATTTCACAGGCCCGTAAGCCACAGAGCACAGTTGAAGAGCTGGCGAAAGCGGCGGCAGGCAAGGCAGGGCTGGGCCGGATGAATGAAGTCATGGCGCGTGCAGCCTGGAAAGGCATCTGGTCTGAAGCGGTGCAGAAGGTAGCAAGTATCGAAACGCAGAGGTCCGCATGAATATTCGTGAAAAGGCGCTCGAGTTTATTAGCAAAAATCCCGGCAGCACTGCACGCCAGATTGCATGCGGCGCGGATATTCCAGGCCGAGTGATTTTATCCCTGCTTAATGAATTGTTCCTCACTGACGTTGTGGTACGAGCCCGTGGCGGCAGAAGCGCACTGGCCTATCGAATTGCAGAACCATCGGACATTCCAGCGGTGAACGACGAGTACGAAAAACACCGCGTTATGGCTATCGGGTTAGAGCAGAAAAAATTATGGCGCAGAGCTGCCGGGGTTTGGGCGTTAGCGATGGACTCAACACGTAATGAAACCGCGCGTGCGAATGCAATAGAACGCCGTAAGCGCTGTATTACGCATGGGCGTATGCCTCGCCTTTATTCTGAGGGTAGCAGTATCAGCGTGGCATCCGTGCCGGAACTGGATAACTGGAGAGACTTTTGAAAAGCAAAATTAAGGCTCACTTCAGCCGCAACGAGATTTTTTATCATAGCATCCGGACGGCATGCGTTCTGATTTTTCTGCTCTTACTGGCACTGGTAATGGAGATGGTAAGCAAATGAGTTCACTTTCAATCGTACATAAAAACCGCGAAGAATCCGCAACTGACATCGTGCCACGCAAAACCTACTTTGCCGGGCTGAAAGAGTTCTACGTGGAGCCTGGGTACAACGTCCGTGATATTGACCAGGAGCACGTCCGTGAATTCTGTGATGCATTCATCGCAGGGGAAGAAGTTCCGGCGCTTATCGTGCAGGTAACAGAGCAGGGCCTGAAAATCATTGATGGCCACCACCGTTACTACGGCGCAGTTATGGCGACCGAAGAAGGTCACGAAGTTGCACGCCTGGAATGCAAAGACGCTAAAAGCACTGAGGCTGACCGTATTGCGCTGATGGTGACCAGCTCACAGGGCCGCGCCCTGCTGCCGTTGGAACGCGCCGGTGCATATCAGCGCCTGATGAACCAGGGCTTTACCGAGGCTGAAATTGCCAAAAAGGTTAAACGCTCAGTAGCTGACGTTGAGCATCACCTGCAACTGCTGGAATGCGGTGAAGAACTAATCGGTATGGTTAAAGCCAAAGAGGTATCTGCCACCACAGCGGTCTCTATGTCCCGTGAGTTCGGCACCAAGGCTGGCGCAGTTGCAGAGCAGAAGCTGGCAGAGGCTAAGGCATCAGGCAAGAAGAAACTGACCAAAGCGGCGGCTATCCCGCAGTTCAGCGCAATCAAAGCGCGTCGGCTGGTGGAGCTCATGGCCGCATTCGAATTTAACGATGATGGCTATATTGCGCCGGATGAAGTGTATCTGGAGGCGATGGGGATACTGGCTGAGTACCGTGAAAAGTATGGACAGCCACAGCCAGCTGCTAAACCGTCAGCACCTGATGTCAACGAAGAATACCTGCCACTGAACAAGCAAGAGATTATCGATCATAGCGGTGTGGCGGTCTGGGCCTGCGCAGCAGCTGCGTTCGGTGATAAAGATGAATTCACCTTCAATGAGTCGAAATATGCGCATACGTGGGCTGCTGACTCTGTAGAAAACCCACAAGTTGTGGTCATCCCGGTTGAAGTTATCAACAGAGCTATCGATCTTATTGAGCAGCACGACAGTTCCAGCGGTTTGCGTGAATGGGTAGATAAAACATACACCGACGAAATCCAGCGTGATGAAATGTTTGATCGCTTCCTGACTGTCTACCGTGAGAACCGCCCAGCAATTAAATCGGTGCCGGGTTATCTGAGCCTTTTGCAATGCACCCTTAGCGCCAGCTGGTCAAACATCCGGACGCTGCGTGCAGCTGTGCGACAGGCGATTGCTGAGGCGCACGGGGTATATCAATGATTAAAACCGCTGCGCCGGTCAGTCAGTGGCAACGCCCGTTCCTCAAGTGGGCGGGCGGTAAATTCTCCCTGCTGGCTGTACTTGATAAACACCTGCCCTCCGGGGGCAGGTTAATTGAGCCGTTTGTCGGTGGCGGTTCGGTCTTTCTGAATTCGAATAAACACGCTGAATTCCTTCTGGGGGATGCGAATAGCGATCTGATCAACCTGTATCAGATGCTGTCCGTTGCATCGAAAGAAGTGACCCGTCATGCCCGGTTCATGTTTGATCACATGAGTGATCCAGAGAGTTTTTCCGCAATCCGTACACATTTTAATGCTCAACGTATGGACGGGCCTGAGCGTGCAGCGGCGTTCCTGTACCTGAACCGTCATTGTTTTAACGGCCTGTGCCGATATAACCTGGACCATGAGTTTAATGTTGGATGGGGAAAGTATCGCGCACCGTATTACCCGGAACAGGAGCTAAAGGCATTCACTGCGATGGCGCACAACTGCGTATTCATGAATGCCGGATTCCGGCGAACGCTGGCGCTGGCAGGTGCTGGTGATGTCGTGTACTGCGATCCACCGTATGAACCACTTCCCGGCACTGCTGGTTTTACATCGTACTCCGCTGGTGGATTTGCATGGGAAGAGCAGGTAGCGCTGGCAGAGCATTGTGTCGCTGCACATCAGCGCGGCGCACGCATCGTCATATCCAATTCAGGCGCACCCAAAATCATTGAGCTTTATCGTCAGCACGGATTCATGCTCCACGAAGTTAACGGGCGTCGCTCTATTTCCAGCAAGGGCAGCACCCGCGCTGCCGCAAAAGACGTGGTGGCCACATTATGAAGCTAATCCTGCCATTCCCTCCGAGTGTTAACTGCTACTGGCGATCGCCCGGCAAAGGGGCAAAGATTTCTGAACGTGGCCGCACTTACCGCGTTAACGCTATTGCTGCTGTGTATGAGCAACTCCGCCGCCGCCCGCAGGCCATAACGCACGAAATTGACATACAAGTCGTTCTTTATCCACCGAACCGCGCCAAGCGCGATCTGGACAACTTCCAGAAAGCGTTATTCGACAGTCTCACTCATGCCGGTGTGTGGACTGACGACAGCCAGATTAAACGGATGCTGGTGGAGTGGGGTAGCGTGACATGTCACGGCAAAGCGGAGGTAACGATCAATGAATTTCATCGATAGCTCAAGGCATTGCGGTTGTCATAGTAAACCAGAGCATGTACATTTGATCAGTGGTTCCGGGTGTTTGCAGATGCCCGGAGAAAACTACTAAATTGGGAGAGCACATGAATCAATTATTCGTAATTGACGGCGTTTCTGTACGCCGCGATCAAAACGCGCGTTTTTGTCTGAACGATTTACACCGTGCAGCTGGTGGAGAAGAGCGGCATAAGCCCAGTAACTTCTTCCGGCTTGAGAACATCAAAGAGCTTTGTGCGGAAATTGACCGTTGCTCAGATGTGAGCATCGCTTCTGTTGAATCCATTCGTGGCGGACCGAATCAGGGAACCTACGTATGCAAAGAACTGGTCCTGGCTTATGCGATGTGGATCAGCCCAGCATTTAACCTCAAAGTTATTCGCACGTTCGATGCCGCCGTGACCGGTCACACTCAGTCGCAGCGTTCCGACCAGGTTCAGGCTGGCGTGATCCTCCTTGAATCGGCCGCCAGAATGCTGAACCTCTCCAATTCATCAAAGCTCGGCGCATATCAGACCCTTCAGGCGTTTGCCGGTCTGCCAAATATGATGCCCGTCTATGCAATTGACGCTCCCGCCGACGCCGTTGATGGTTCGAGCCGTCCAACGACTTCACTTACAACGCTGTTACGTGATAACAAAATAGCTATCAACACTGCTGACGCATATCTTCGGCTTGAAACGCTGGGTATTGTGCAGCGCATGTCCAGACCCAGCAATTCACGCAAAGCGGTTAATGGCGTGAAAGGGTTCTGGCTGGTCACTAAAAAAGGGCTGATGTTTGCAAAGAACGTCACGAATCCGAAAAGCCCCCGCGAAACACAACCCCACTTCTTCACATCCAAGTCAGCCGAACTGATCCGCATGATGATGACAGTCGATCAGGAGGATGAATGAGAGCCATCCTGATGCCGTTCCGCGTTGAGCAGTTGGGCACCGTCCTGCTTAAACCCGGCAGCGAGGCTATGCCTTTGTTTCAGTCTGGCCGCGTTCTGATAAGCACACTACCGGAGTTTATGCAGAGCCTGCCGTCAGGGCGTCTTATTGATGTCGATCAGCCACTACTGGACGATCCTTACGTTGTGATGTTTCTATCCAATGATGAAGTTATTAACGCTGCTGGTGGGAAAGATGCGCTGGCAAGTTGGCTGACATCTCCGCATCATCGACAAATTGGCACCGGTTGTCAGAGCCGCGGACTAGATCACAGCCAGGGCGAAACAACCCTTCACGTAGGCAATTCAGCGGTCCGGCTCTGCTATCAGTGTGACAACCGATTGAGAGAGCAAAACCCATCACCAGCGCTGGAACTAAAAGCGCGGAGTAACGCCGCTGAATGGCTGCTGTACCGTGTGCAAACAGGTTTCCAGATGCCTGAGGGGCATCACGTCACTCTGCCTGAAGTTGCTCTGTGGGCCGCTATGAATGGCGTGGCAGATAAGATGCCGGATGCGCTGGCTCGTCGTGTTCTCAAGTTACCGGCATTGCCCACGCCACACGGAACCATGAAAGAATCCGAAATCCGGCACGAGCCAGCTGCCGCCGCTGAACTGGTAGAGAAAGTTGCTCAGGTAGTTGAGCTGGCTATCGATCCAGAGACGCCCGAATCATTCATGAAACGGCCAAAGCGCCGCCGCTGGACGAACGAGAAGTACACCCGCTGGGTGAAACAGCAACCATGCCTGTGCTGTGGACGGCAGGCAGACGACCCGCATCATCTGATTGGATACGGTCAGGGAGGCATGGGTACTAAGGCGCATGATCTATTCACGTTACCGCTTTGCAGAGCGCATCACGATGAACTTCATGCGGATATGAGGGCATTCGAAGAGAAGTACGGCACGCAGCCGGAAATGCTTCTGCGCTTCCTCGACAGAGCTCTGGCGATTGGTGTGATTGCAACGGGTAAGAAAATCTTGGGGGATACGAATTAATGACGCATCGTCAACGCAGGTTACATGCCGCAGGGTTAGCGACAATTGCTGCAGCGCCACGCAAGAGCTGGCTCGGGAGATTTACCCCATTAACAACCATCCAGTCAGGATGGATTACATCGCTTATCTCAACATGGGGTGATTGTGTCGGCGGTAAAACACGGGATCAGTATCGGCTGGAGAACATAGGGAAATTCTGCGCCGGTGTTAAAGCGACTGACTGGAACGATGATCAACTACTGCGCATCACTGAAGCGCTAAATCAGGCCCGTGGTGAAGGTTTCAAAGGGGCTGCGGCGTTTGGTCGGGCAAAGGCAATACTGTGGCCTGTGACGCTGCGAGAAATGATCGAAAAGTCGTCACAGGATGATGATGCTGACTTCATCGAACAGTTGGTGCTTAAGACGTTCAAATCTGATGACCCGGTTTACCTGGTAGGCATGAAGTTCTATACAAGCCGGGGCAAGATTTCCGATATTACCCGCGAGGTGCAGGGGCTTGCTCCGTGGTTATCTGACAACGAAGCGAGAAAGCGTGTGCGCTGGTGTCTTGAGATATTTCGGGCAAAGATTTATCTGGCCGTTAAGCGAAAAATGCAGGAATAGAACCAAGATTGAAATAAGTGTTGAAAATGGGCCAAAAATATGAATAATTAATTCATGCTTGGCAGAGCTGCGCCACGATGGCAGCGTCAGTAAGCAAAAACATTTGAATCAAAAAAAAACCTCGCTTCGGCGGGGTTTTTTGTTTTCTAAAATAATATCTGTGAAATGGGCGGCTGGTGGATGTTAGTAGCATCCGACCAGCCATTCTCCCGTTAATGAGATCACGGGCGAACCAAGGCCCACCGCTTAGTCGACAAGCGAGAATGAGCCTAACAAAAAAGGCCTAAATGATCTATGAAAAATACTGGTTATTCATCCAGTCATCAGCTTGTGAATGCTGATTCTCTTGAGTTTATTAAAACCCTCCCTGATAGCTCCATCGACCTTATAGTTACTGACCCTCCATATTATCGGGTTAAGAGCTGCTCATGGGATCGCCAGTGGGATACTGAGGCCGATTATCTGGCGTGGCTGGATGAGTTCCTTGCTGAATTCTGGCGGGTGCTTAAACCAGCTGGCAGTTTGTACTTATTCTGTGGTTCCCGGCTGGGTTCAGATACTGAGTTGCTGGTTCGACAGCGCATGAATGTACTGAATCACATTATCTGGGCAAAGCCGTCAGGACCGTGGCGCAGGCAGAGGAAAGAAAGCTTACGGGCGTTCTTCCCTTCAACAGAAAGAGTCATTTTCGCTGAGCATTACGGCGCGGAAGGTTTCGCTAAAGGGCAAAGTGGCTACGCGGCTAAATGTGCTGAGCTTAAAGGGCAAGTATTTGCACCGCTGATTGATTACTTCATCGCAGCAAGGGAAGCGGTCGGAGCATCGGCAAAAGAAATCAATCAGGCGATCGGCACGCAGATGTGCAGCCACTGGTTTTCCCGATCGCAATGGCAGTTGCCTAATCAGCAGCAGTATGAAGCATTGCAAAAACTTTTCAGCGGTAAAGCGGCTGGCAGTGGTCAGCTTGATAAGCATCATGCCGGGCTGGTTGAGCTACATGGGGCGTTATCCAATCAGTATGAACAGCTTCGCGTTCAGTATGACGACCTGAGGCAGGAGTATGAAAGCCTACGTCGCCATTTCAGCGTTACGGCGGAGGTGCCTTATACCGATGTCTGGACATTTAAGCCGGTAGCAAGTTATCCGGGTAAGCATCCGTGTGAGAAACCAGCGGATATGTTGGAACACATCATTATGAGCAGCAGTAAACCCGGACAGGTTGTAGCTGACTTCTTTATGGGTTCTGGCTCAACGATAAAGCAGGCCATTAAGCTTAGTCGTTCGGCAATAGGCGTAGAGCTGGAAGAAGAGCGTTTCCTTCAGACAAAATCAGAAGTTGAAGCATTGAGTTAAACCCCGCCTGTGCGGGGAACCACTTAATAGGCTGGCGATTGCTGGCCTTTTTCTTTTCCCATTCACCGCACACAGCGCCACGGCAATGCCGGGGGTGAGAGTATGTATCGCATGGACAAACTAACAACAGGCATGGCCTATGGTTCATCAGCTGGTAGTGCCGGATTTTGGGTTCTACAGCTTCTAGATCAGGTATCTACTTCGCAGTGGGCAGCAATCGGTGTGCTGGGTAGCCTGGCATTTGGCCTTTTGACTTACCTGACGAATCTGTATTTCAAAATTAAAGAAGACCGCCGTAAAGCAGCACGGGGGCTTTAATGGCGAATATCAAAACAAAACTCAGCGCTGCCGTGCTGGGCCTTATCCTGGCTGGCGCTCCTGCTTCAGTCATCCTGGACCAGTTCCTGAATGAGAAAGAAGGTAATAGGATGGTGGCCTATCTCGATAGTTCAGGAATCTGGACAATCTGTCGTGGCGTGATCCGAGTCGATGGTCAAGCCGTGGTTAAAGGCATGAGATTGAGTGTCGAAAAGTGTGCCGAGGTGAACGCCATTGAGGAACGCAAGGCGCTTGCCTGGGTAGATAGCAACATCAAGGTGCCGCTAACAGAACCTCAGAAAGCGGGCATCGCCTCCTTCTGCCCTTACAACATCGGCCCCGGAAAATGCTTCCCCTCAACATTTTATAAGCGCCTGAATGCCGGTGATCGAAAAGGGGCATGCGAGGCGATACGCTGGTGGGTACACGATAAAGGCCGCGACTGTCGTTTAACGAAAGGACAGTCCAGCGGATGCTTCGGGCAAGTTGAGCGCCGTGATCAGGAGTCTACGCTGGCGTGCTGGGGGCTTGACCAATGAAAGATACCAAAATAACGCTGGTGCTGGTTGCGGTGTTCCTGTTCCTGCTCCTGCTGATCGGGCTGGGTGGTGCAGCGTTTTATTACCACGGTGAATATAGCGAACAGCAAAAAGCCAATGAACAACTGCAGGTGGACAACGACCGACAGAGCAGTGTCATTGCTAATCAGTCCCTGCAGTTCAACCGGTACAACCAGATAGCTGCTGCTGTCCAGCAGTACGACACACAAATCACGGCATCATCTCAGGAGAAGCAGATTGAATACCGGACAATACTCAAAACTGAGCCGACCTGCGCTCTCGCTGTGCCTGTTGCTATTTCTGGGCGGTTGCTCAAATACGCGAACAGTTTACGTGCCAGCGCAATGCACGCCGATCCCGGCATCGTTGACAGCGCCGGTACTGACACCGCTGCCACCGGCACCCTGACATATTGCCAGGTGGTGCTGTGGATTGACCCGCTACTCACAGCCATTGACCAGGCTAACAGCCAACTGTCTGGCATTCGTAGTTTAGAAAAAGTGAGGCGCGGAAACTGATCACCTTCTGTAAGGTGCTTGCGATAGAATGGTAACGATTTATCACACACCAACGTTAGGAAGGATTTTTAGTGGAACAATTATGGTTTATATCGTGGGAGCAACTGGCTAACGCTGATGAGGTTTCGAGCGGGCATGCTTTTATCAAAGAAGATGCTTCAGTACCAGCCAATGAAGTTGCGACAGAGGCAATTAAAAGTATCGCTAGTCAATTGGGAATAAATCCCAATAGCGTAGTGATAAAAGCCTTTAATAAGGTTTAAACAATCACAACCGCCTCCGGGCGGTTTTTTATTGCCAACGGACGGCATCGTGAACAATAACCCCAATGAGGTACACAATGCCAGAAATCACTACCGAACAGACCAACCAGTTGGAGCTGATCCAAACACTCAACTACAACAACGCGGCTGTAAAGCAGGCGGTGACATTCATTCAGAACGACGCTTTCAAGCACCGCCTGTTCATTCAGCAGTACGGTCGCCTAATGATCAATGGTTACTCTGAGTCCGATGTCGTATCCCGCGCAATCACTGCGGTACAGGAATCCACTGAAGCACTGGCTGTAATTAACACTGCCGCGGCTGAATAAGATAACAACATGCGTGACTGATGACAGGTAAGCCTGTTGCCTGTCTTTATTATCCGAATGGACAGCATGATGAATAATAAAGAACCCCGTATCTACGGGAGCAAGTGGGATAAGGAAAGGCTGATATTCCTTAAAGGCAACCCGCTTTGCGTCATGTGTCAGGAGCAGGGAAGAGCCTCTGCAGCTACGGTAGTCGATCACATCATCCCTCACAAGCTTAAAGAGTCCTTGCGTTCAAATGATCCAGCCGCCATCGCCAAATCACAAAAGCTTTTCTGGAGTCGTAAGAATTGGCAGGCACTCTGCAAGCAGCACCACGACTCGACAAAGCAGAGGATGGAGAAACGTGGTGTGGCGATAGGTTGCGACGAAAATGGCATGCCTCTCGATTCCAGCTCACATTGGTTTAAATGATAGGAATTATCATTTAACTTCGCGATGATTTCATTTTGAAATCATTTCAAAAGTAAATGATATCAATTCTCATTTTAAAGGCGGTGGGGGGGGATCGAAAGTTCAAAATCTTTCGGCCAAATGACCGCCGCCCATCCTTTTTGTACATAACCGCGAAATGAAAAGTTTTTTTCTGGGAGGTTCCGATGGCAGGACGTCGCCCGAAACCGACCACACTAAAACTGGTTAACGGTAATCCGGGCAAAAGAAAACTTAATGACAAAGAGCCGACCCCGGCGCGCGAAATTCCCAGCCCACCTGAACACCTGTCCGATTGGGGCAAGGTTGCCTGGGGAAAATTGACGGTGCTGCTGGACGGTATGGGCGTTCTCACCGTTGCAGATGTTTTTGCGCTTGAACGCCTCTGCGATATCTACGCTGATATTTTGCAACTTCGGCTGACGATCTCCGATGAGGGACGCACCTATACCGTTCAGACTGAAGGCGGATTCCTGATTAAGGCAAACCCTGCAGTCTCTATGCTGGCCGATGCCGATCGCCGGTTTAAAAGTTATCTGGTTGAATTCGGGCTGACGCCAGCCGCCAGGACAAAGGTGAAAGTTAATGGCGACGAAGGAGAAGAAGACCCGCTCAACCAGTTCTTCGGTTGATCCGGCCACACAATACGCAATGGATGTCACGTCTGGAAAAGAAATTGCCGGGCCTGATATTCGAAACTCCTGTAAGCGGCATATTTCTGATCTGGGCTCCTGTCATGCGCGTGGCCTTGTATGGGATGTGGATGCAGCTCAGCGCGCAATAGACTTTTTCGCGAAGGTTTTGAAACTCAACGGTGGTGAGCATGAAGGTAAACCTTTCATTCTCCTGCCGTGGCAGTGTTTCATCGTTGGTTCAATCTTCGGCTGGAAGAATGAGGACAGTTACCGCCGGTATCGCATGGTTTATGTCGAATCGGGTAAAGGGTCTGGTAAATCTCCGCTGGCAGCAGGGATCGCCCTGTATTGTCTGGTTGCTGATAAGGAGCCGCGTGCAGAGGTGTATGCTGCGGCCACAAAAAAAGACCAGGCAATGATCCTTTTTCGTGATGCGGTGGCGATGGTTGATCAGTCACCCGCGTTGGCGCAACGGATCAATAAATCTGGTGGGACGGGTAAGGAATGGAATCTGGCGTTCCTTCAGGCCGGTTCTTTCTTCCGGCCAATCAGTTCTGACGATGGCCAGTCAGGGCCTCGCCCTCATTGTGCATTGATCGACGAAATCCACGAGCACAAAAATAACCAGGTCGTTGAAATGATGCGTGCCGGTACTAAAGGCCGCAGGCAGGCGCTGATTTTCATGATCACCAACAGTGGCCATGATAAGACCAGCGTCTGCTATGACTATCACGAATATGGTCGCAAGGTTGCTGAAGGCTCGATAGAGGATGACAGCTTCTTCTCGTTTATCTGTTCGCTGGATGAAGGGGAAGACCCGTTTAAAGACGAAGCGTGCTGGAAAAAAGCTAACCCGTCTTTGGGGCATACATTTACCGATCGCTATCTGCGAGAACAGGTCACGCAGGCGCGTGGAATGCCCTCTAAGGAAAGCATTGTCCGGCGTCTGAACTTCTGTCAGTGGGTAGAGGCTGAAAACCCCTGGATGAGTAGCGATGTCTGGATGAGTTGTGAAGAGGATTTCGACCTTCAGGAGCTTCAGGGCGAAGAGTGTTATGGTGGACTGGACCTTTCAGGGACGCGCGATCTTACCGCGCTGGCGTTGTATTTCCCCAAAAAGAGAAAGTTGGTGGTTGAGTTCTGGACACCGAAAGAAACGCTTGCAGAAAGGGCAAAAACAGACCGGGTTCCTTACGATGCCTGGGAGCGAAAAGGGTTCCTCCATACAACCCCAGGTAAAGCGGTTAAATATGGCTTCGTGGCTGAAAGAATCGCCGATCTCACAATGCAGTTTGACATCAAGGCGATTGCCTTCGACCAGTACCGCATGAAGTATCTTGAGCCTGAACTCGAAGAGGCAGGTGTGTCGGTGCAACTAATCCCGCATGGTCAGGGCTACTACAAGGCGCAGGATTCAGGTTTATGGATGCCGCATTCAATCGAGTTGTTCGAACAAAAGCTTGATGACAATGAAATCATCATCAAAACCAATCCCTGCCTGCGCTGGAACGCGGCCTCAGCCGTAACCGAAGCTGATCAGAAAGAAAACCGTATCTTCGCTAAAAAGAAAAGTACCGGCCGTATCGACGGCGTGGTGGCGTCTGCAATGGCGATAGGTGCTTCCGAAGGTGATGTCACTGACGATGGTGATATTGAAGACTTCTTCTCACAACCGTTGAGCATGTGATGGACGATACAAATTACAGCATTGATCTTCGCACTAATAACGGCTGGTGGGCTCGCGTGGCGTCGTGGTTCGTCGGTGGGCGATTAGTCACTCCTGAAAGTGGATCGCAAACCGGGCCCGTCTCCGCCAGCGGATCGCTGGGTGATTCGCAGATAACCGATGAACGTATCCTGCAGATTTCCACTGTGTGGCGTTGCGTGTCTCTGATTTCTACGCTCACCGCCAGTCTGCCGCTGGACGTCTTTGAAACCGATAAAAAGGATAACCGCAGTAAAGTCGGGCTCAGTAACCCGCTGGCAAGATTACTCCGTTACTCCCCTAACCAGTACATGACCGCGCAGGAATTTCGCGAGGCCATGACCATGCAGCTTTGTTTTTACGGTAATGCTTACGCTCTGGTAGAGCGCAATACAGTCGGTGATGTTGTTAGCCTGCTTCCCCTGATGTCCGCCAATATGGACGTGAGGCTTGAAGGTAAAAAAATTGTTTATCGTTACCAGCGCGATACGGAATACGCGAACTTCGCCCAGCGTGAAATATTCCATTTGAAGGGATTTGGCTTTAATGGCCTGGTGGGGCTTTCACCCATCGCTCATGCCTGTAAATCAGCAAGCGTAGCCGTAGCAATGGAAGACCAGCAGCGAGAGTTTTACGCAAACGGAGCCAAGTCACCAAAGATTCTGACAACAGGGGAGCGCGTTCTTACTAAAGAACAGCGTGGACAGCTGGAGGAGAACTTCAAAGAAATAGCCGGTGGTCCTGTAAAAAAACGCCTGTGGATACTTGAGGCGAACTTTCAGGCTCATGATATTGGGGTTAGTCCGCAGGATGCTGAAACGATGGCCTCCCGTAAATTTCAGGTTAGTGAGCTGGCTCGTTTCTTTGGTGTTCCACCTCATCTTGTCGGGGATGTTGAGAAAAGCACCAGTTGGGGTACAGGAATCGAGCAGCAAAACATGGGGTTTCTACAGTATACCTTACAGCCGTATATATCCCGCTGGGAGAACGGCATACAGCGCTGGCTATTGAAGCCGGAGCAGGTTGGTGTTTATCACGCAGAACATAATCTCGACGGGCTGTTACGTGGTGATTCAGCTTCCCGTGCTGCGTTTATGAAAGCGATGGGGGAGGCAGGGCTAAGAACCATCAATGAAATGCGCAGGCTTGATAACTACCCACCCGTTCCGGGAGGGGATGTCGCCATGCGGCAGGCACAGTATGTACCAATAACTCACCTCGGCAACAACACAGAGCCCCGCAGCAATGACGGGGCTTAATTTTTATAGGGGTCATGATGGCTGACATCATCAAAACGCTGTCTTTCGACGAAACCGAGATCAAGTTTGCAGGTGACGGCAAGCAGGGAGTTTTTGAAGGTTATTCCTCTGTTTTTGGGAATGAAGACTCAGACGGCGACATCATCCTGTCCGGCGCTTACAAAAACACTCTCAAAACTCAGACCCGCAAGGTGGCGATGTTTTTTAATCATCGCCAGTGGGAAATACCGGTCGGCAAATGGGATTCCATCGAAGAGGACAGCAAAGGACTTTATGTCCGGGGTCAGCTGACGCCTGGTAACAGCGCAGCCAGTGATCTGAAAGCTGCCATGCTGCATGGCACGGTGGAGGGAATGTCAGTGGGATTTGCCGTGACCAAAGATGATTACATCATCGCGTCAAACGGCGGACGTATTTTCAAAAACATTTCCTGGCTGAAAGAGATCAGCGTTTGCACTTTCCCGGCCAACGAACTGGCGGGTGTTGATGCAATGAAGTGTATCGACGGTATTGAAACCATTCGTGATGTTGAAGGCTGGCTGAGGGATTCAGTCGGGCTCAGCAAGTCACAGGCAATTGGGTTTATTGCCCGGTTTAAGTCAGCGGTTCGGAGCGAGTCCGAAGGCGGCGAAAACGAATCAGACATGAACGCTCTGCTTAAGAGCATTAGCACCTTTCATCAGACATTAGGAAAATAAGTTATGTCCGAACTTGCTCAGATTCAGAAAGCTCTCGAAGAATCCCAGAACAAACTGCAGGGGCTTTTCGACGAACAGAAAAAGCAGATTGAAAGCAACGGTACAATCTCCAAGCAGTTGCAGGATGATATGACCAAGGTTAATGAAGAGATGACCAAAACCGGCCAGCGACTGTTCGATCTTGAACAGCGCCTGTCCTCTGGTCCCGATAACCTGGAAGATAAAAAATCGTTCTCAGAACGTGCTGCTGAAGAGCTCACCAAATCCTGGAACGGTAGTAAAGGCCTCTTTGATGCCAAGACGTTCAACAAGTCGCTGGGCAGCGATGCCGCCTCAGCGGGTGCGCTTATTCAGCCTATGCAGGTGCCGGGCATCGTTATGCCGGGACTGCGCCGCTTGACCATCCGTGATCTGTTAGCGCAGGGCCGTATCTCCAGCAATTCGCTGGAATATGTTCGTGAAGAAGTTTTCACCAATAATGCTGCGTCGGTCAAAGAGAAGGCGCTGAAGCCGGAATCCGATATCACCTTCAGCAAACAGACTGCCAACGTTAAAACCGTTGCTCATTGGATTCAGGCCTCGCGTCAGGTGATGGATGATG